TCCACTCATAAGGGCATCGTTTATTTCTTTTTGCTTTGCTTCAAACAATCCGCGAGTGATAGGAGTGTTTGTATATTGTTCTATTGCGCTTAAAACATTACTACCAGTTCTTTGAGCAACAGGCAAAGATGATCCATATTGTTCAATGAACTTTTGTGCGGCCTTAGTAGCATCAGGAACGTCTTTGTTTGTAAATCCAAGAGCATCAGATCCAAATCGAAGCGTTTTTCCTAATCCTTTTAATACGAGATTTCCGCCTAAATCCCAAGCCGCTTCTTCAATTCCAGCCTCTGTAATTCTAGGAACTGAAATCGGCTCTTTACGAAGTTTTTGTTCAAGAAATTCACCGGCTGCGCCACCAACTAAAGCGCCCTGTGAGCTTCCAAGCATAGCTCCTGGAACGCCACCTGGAGCACCAGCAATCCCTCCAGCAACAGCACCAACCAATCCGCCCAATTCTTGTCCACCCAATAAAGCTCTTGGACGATATGTCGGAGACATAACGGAAACAGACTGATCTTGTTCTACGGCAGTAGGCGTTTGCGGTCTAAAGACTTTATCATCAAAAGTCATTCCGCTTGTGTCAAACATATCAGCCATTATTTAACTCCAAGCTCACGTTTCAGAGAATCAAACTCATCTTTTTCTGCAACACTTCCGCCGCCTTGTTTAGTAAATTTACTATATAAATCTTGCAGTCTATTGTATTTGTTTTGAAATTCAACCCGTTGATCTGCTGCATTAAATCCAATCAGACTACCTTTTTGAGAACGATAATCTTTTGCCTTGTTATAAGCATATTCATTCTCAGCAAGATCGGTTCTTAATAAATTAACCAAACGAGTAATTGTTTCTGGCTGCTGTAATGATGTAGGAGCAGTTTTTTCAAGTCTATCCAATTCTTTTGCAGCAAGTGAACCTGGAAAGTTTTTAACAAGCGGGAATACATATCTAGTACTCATCGCGTTAATAAGTTCAGTATTAGATGCGGCTTTTTTTAAATCGTCACCAATAGATAAACCAAGTCCATCCATTGCTTTAACAATTGAAGTTTTAGTATCGGCAAAAGAACCTGTAAATGCATTTTTTAAAGCATTATTTAAAGTATCTAAATTGCGCTTTGAAGAAACTCCAGAGGCAACAGATGCGGCCAATTCATCATAATTTTTTGCAGTAAACTTTCCAGTTTCTTCACCCTCTTTTTTAAGAGCCGGAGCCAACGCTTGCCCAAGCATCCCAAAACCGCCTTTTAATCCCTCTCCAATTTCTTGACCAATGCTTTTTTTCTCAACAAAAACTAAATCTTCAACATTTTTGGAGTCACGATATTTTGCGACACTAGCAGGAGTATATTTACCGCTAATAATTAACTGTTCTACGGTATCTTTTTGAGGCTTTTCAACAAGTTTGAGATCAGCAAGGTTCCCGCTTTCACGGTAAGTAGCAATGCTCTCAGGACTATATTTGCCGCTTTCTACTAATTTTTGAATAGGGTCTAATGCAGCACGCTCACGCAATTTCTGAGCAATAGACGCTCGATTTAAAGCAATATCAGATGCTTGTTTAGACAAGGCGGAAGCAAGCCTGGCATTACCCATCTCAGAAGCTATCCTAGCCCCTTGAGCAAGTGACTCAGGATCATTAGGATCTACATTACGAAGAATCTGTTGCTGTTGAGCAATCATCCTTAACTGCGGGTCTTCAGCACCTAACAAAGTGCCAATCCCGCGACCAAGACCCATGCCAGCGGAATAGAATCCAGCAGACGCTTGTTGTAAAGGACTGAGTCGAGCAAACTCTATTGCTTTAGCTTGATCTTCTTCAGCCTGAGAACGCTGATACATCTCAGGAGTAAGACCAAACAAACCGCCTACGATTGAATCTTGTGCCATGATTAGTCCTTAGAAATTCGAGTTACCAAATTCATCAAAGGTTGGGATATATGGTGCAGTCATTTGACCGTCGCCAAAAAATCCGCTGATTTGACTTCCTAGTTTAGAGAAATCAGTTTGCGATGCAGTCCTTCCTAAACCTTGAAGGAAACCACCCATCGGGCTTAACTCATTTGCTCTTTGAAGTGTTTGCGCTGCACCCAATCCACCTTGCAGCAGAGCTTGTGCGGCACCGGGGCTTGCAATACGGCCACCTAAAGCAGAACCAATCGTAAGAGGTTCCATGCCAAGAGCCTCAATCTGTCCAGCAGTTCCAAGACCAGTCGTAAACGGAGCATAAGCACCGGTCAAACCTTGACCATAACCACCTAACAGACCAGCACCAGTTCCAAACAGTCCGGCACCAAACGCAGTCTGTTGTTGTCCGGCTTGCATGGCTTGAGCAGCTAACTGAGCGTCTTGTTGAGCTAAAGCGTTATAGTAGGCTTCCATCTCAGGAGAGGCCGCACCAAGACTGGCAGCGCCGCTAGGACGGGCAGAAGTGCCGCCTACGGCTAAACCACCACGACCAGTCTGGAATAACCTGTTTTGCAGTTGAGCAAATTGGCGCTCTCTGGAAGGCGCTAAAAGCTCTTGTTGCTGTGCAATATACCGTTGGGCTACTTGTTCAGGAGATTCTGCGAGATACTGTTGGCCTAATCCAAACAGTCCGGTAGCGGCTGTTTGTAATGGTGCGTAAAGACCAGGCGCTTGTTCAGCAAACCCAAGACCCTGGCCCGTAAGAGCCATAATCCTGTCTTGGTAGGCTTTAAGCTCTGGAGATACAGTATATCCCGCAGAGGATACTCGTCCAGTAGTGGGATCGTACCCAAATTGGGATTGACCGAACCTAGTCGTAATTCCAATAGGTCGGAATCGAGCTTCTTCAGCGGCGATCCTTGCGGCTTCAGTTTGAGCAGCAGCAGAAGTAGAGGCTGCATCCCTAGCGGCAGATGCTTGCTCTTTTGCTCCCATAAACCCCAAAACGGGGCCAACAATAGAACCCATAATTTATCTCCAGAGATACAGCTTTCTAGTTATTCCATCTAAACATTTGTGATTCTCTAATACCTTAAAACCTGTTATCAAAGACCATTTGTGCATCTTTTCATCGTCTATAAACGGCATTGCGTATATCGGTTGTTTCTGTTTTTTAGCCCAATCATTCCAATCTTTAACAAACTCTTTCTTTACATCTTTTGTCCATTTAAATACATCCATGTGGACAAATAACAAACCATTTACGTCTTCTGTGTAGATAATGTAATTATGTTTAACAATAACCTGTTTTTTTAAGCAGTTCGTTTCCACATATACACCACAATATACGGTTGCAGATTAGCATTAGTGGCGCTTGATCCTTCAGTGCTATTAGATACTGTGATTCCGGTTGTCGAGCTAGAGGTTGCGATAGAGAAAGTATTATTGCCAGAACCAGAAATAGCGCCTGCTCCTGATGTATTTGTGGTTGAAAATACTCCATGTGTATGACCAGTATCTGTAACCGTAGCAGTATGCGTGTGGCTTACAAGAACGGAATTTGCTGATCCGCCAGTTTCTTCCGAAGTATCAAATGCTGCGTTACTAGAATCCAAACCAACCATGACGCGGCCAGCACCAAACGCAATCCAAGTACCAAAACCAAGTAATGTGCCTGGATTAGTAGAGCTTGTAGCATTAGTGTAGATAGACCCTACTGGATAAATTGCTTGTAATGCAGTTTTCACAAAAGCAGTAGTAGCTAATTTAGTACTATTATCAGAAGATGATTGAGTAATAGCAGTAGTATCAGTTGGCAAACTAGTTCCATTTGGAAGTGTAACTGTGCCGGTGAACGTAGGGCTTGCTAAATCAGCCTTTGTAGCAATCGAAGTTGCAATGTTATTGTATTCAGTATCAATCTCAGTACCTTTGACGATTTTATTAGTATCGCCAGCAGGTAAAGTATCTTTGGTCGCAAAATTGGTACTTTTTGTGTAATTACTCATGATTATTCCTAACTAAGTTTTCCGTTTTTGGCCTGAATTTCAATCTTTTGAATACTTAATGCAGCGCCATTGATATTAGATTCATATCCAGTTTGAACAAGTTTTCCTGTTCCTGTACCAGATACAGTTAAAGTCTGTATAAGTTGTCCATTACTGTAGTAAGCAACAGGAGAGCCATTAGCACCATATTCAGCGGTTCCGTATTCAGAAATACCTTGTATTGGAATTAAGGCGTTATCAGATAAATAATTATCAGTTAAATCAAACGCCCATTTAAAAGTGACGTATTGATTTGTTCCGCCAATAACAACAATAGAGATTCTTTTAAGTACAGAAGTCTGAGATACGTTTCCTAAATCTGCGTAGTTGGTGTAATACTGCATCCTGTAGGCAGAACCATCATCTTGATAGCCGGTGTATTTCATTACATAACCAGTTTTACCAAACAGCAGATCTCCGTTGGCTCTGGAATAAAGAGACTTTGGCTCTATAGAATTCCAAACGGTTACTCGTAACGATCCGTCTTGTAATTGACCCCTGGTATCAAAACAGTAAACCTGTTTTACAGAAGGTAAAGTAATTAGATAAATTGCGTTTCTTTCAGAGAATACAGACTTAATCTTTGTTAAATCTTCTCCGGCAACAATATCCATTAAGTCGTTGCGCACATTCTTTGAAAGATCGCGGAATGGAAGCGATTTTTCTTGAATAGTTCTCATTAACGAACGAACTCCAGTATTGGAAAGAAATAGTATGTCCGTACCAATAGGTTTAACACTATCTCTAGCAATACAGCCAGTTCCAATAATTGCATCATCAATTACTAGATCGGCGGGAGTGGTTGCGTTTTTATAGACAAGAATCTGATTCTTACCAAAGATGAATAAATATCCATTGTGGGATGCAAGAGCTTGAATTTCGTCTACACCTTGACCCCATACCCTAGAAACATCCAAACTACCCGCTGTTCCAGTATTCCAAATATGACCAGCAAGTAAGTCTGAGAATGAAATTGTGACCTTATCAGTAGAAGTATTAGCTACCCACAATCTACCGTAAGCACTAAGAACAATGTTTGCACTAGGTACAGTTCCAGAATATCCGGTTTTTTCTGACACTCTGCGATAAGTAGTAGTACTAACGGCGGGATCGTAAATTAACGGATCATGACCAGTCTGAAAGAAGTATGCGATATTGTTTAATGTCGCAATACTCCAGTTATTATCTGAGATAGTAGGAGCAGATCCACCGCCACCGTAAGTTAACTCAACAACTACATTACTAGAATCAAGTTTGAATAACTTGTTATTCGCAGCAAATACAATCGTTGCTGTTCCATCTGACTCTACAAGCTCATGTAATGCCTCAATGTCGTTTGAACCAACAGCACCAGAACTTGAATTTACCTTTGTATAACCTTTTCTTGAGCCAATTCGACCATATTGGTCAATAATGCAATTCGTCGCATTTAAAGCAAATCCAGCGGCCAAGTCCAAAGGAGAGTCTTGGGTGTTTAATCCATAAAACCCAGGGGCCGCGATGCTGAATACTTGAAGTGCTTGTGACATTAGATAGCAATAAATTCTTGAGATTCAGGATAACGAGTGGCTTCTAAAGCAATGTAATCTGAGAGCATTTGACGATAAAGTTGATAAGCCTCTGAACTGTTAAGTCCTCCATCTTCACCACGCTCGACCAATGCCCTAGCATAAGCATTTTGAATTACAAGATCATCGGCCACCTTAATAACAGTAGAGTCTGAAGACAATTCCGCTTGAGGAATAATAAGAGAAAATTTAAGCGAATAAACGCCATCAGGAACAGGAAATACGTTTACTTTGGTGTCGTAACTACCGTCTACGCCGTTAAAAGCATAGTAAGTAGGAATTGTCTGAGCAGGAGTACCAAAGCTCAAATACCGATTCATTTCAGCAAATGAAATGTTTTGCAGCGGGATCATCGACGTTACATTGATGGCATCTGAGACGCGGAATTTATTACCACTACCAGTAACAGAATATGAACTAACTCCAGCAGATGTGGTTACTGTTACATTGGTAAATAATGCGTTCCAATTAAACGCATCTTCTACTTGGCGTTTCGCATCGTTTACAAACTTACCAATGAGAGTAGAGTAAGACGTTTGCGTAACGGTAGATACCTGGACTTCACGGAGCCTGACCAGAACATCATTAACCGCTTGTAAGTATGTTTTGCTCATTCTCGCTGATTTCCTTTAACAACGAAGG